CACATGACCCCTGTGATGTAATCCAGTACCACAAAAGCCAGAAGTGCATAGAGCAGGCCGTCATTTCCGCCCAGGAAATAGCCAAGCCAGCCACCTACCGCCGCAAAGATCGCCTGAATCACATTCCAAAACTCTTTCATCACAAATCCCTCCATTTCGTTGCAAACTAAAAGGGACAGCCGAAGCCATCCCTTGAAAACAGATTATTCAGTTACCCGAAGCCTTACACCGTCTGCTCCGTCAGCGTATATGTGATCTTCATAGTCTTATCCGCATTCTTCACCACAGCCTGCGACAGATTGCAGATTGTAGCCAGATACGGAGTCAGGATCCATGTGTATCTGTACTGGTTCAAATAAGCGCCGCCCCAGGCGAAGACATATTCCTTATATCGGAAAAACGGTGTGGAAACATTCCCGCAGCGCTCCCCGGCAAATGTAGCAATCACGTTATCATTCACATCAATCTCAAAATCGTAAGCCACAATAATGTCATTGATGATGGACATGCAGCAATCGCAGCTTCCCGTCTCACCCAGGCACTTCATGGTTGATGTGAATCCCAGACTGATCAGTGTCACGTCAGTACTATTGGAGATATTGATTTTGTAAACGCCGGTCTTGTCATAAGACGGCGCATACAGATATCCGTTTCTCACAACAGCACTTCTGTTCCCGGAAGGATAGCTGGAGCCTTCCTTGAAGCTTCCCATCGTCATCAGCGTTGCATTGGAAAGCGTCCACTGGCCTTCTGTGAAGGTGTAGTCACTCTTCTTGATCTTAATCCACAGCACCGTTGCGCTGCCGGAAGAATTGCCCTGATTGGCAAAACCATACCAGTACCCATCACCACCATCCATAAAGATTCCATACGGCGTATAGCTTCCGTAGAAATGGAAGGTGCTGCACTGGAGAACCGTCGTATCCTCCAAAGTCAGTGTAGAATCATCCAGCTTCTCATTCAGACCGATATCGAATACCGGGATCCTGTAACGTTTGATCGTCACAGTGTTGCTTGCATAGCAAACCGCATACAGTTTCGCATTCTCAAAATCCACCGTCACACATCGGAACAGATCATTGATGAAACCATCCCCATCATCCAGGCTGACCTTCTTGATCTGAAGAAGCGTACTGTCCACAGCTACCTCAGATCCATAAGCATTCGCACCCCCATGTTTGGATGTAAGCCCGACCGCTGCGATCGTGCCATTTCCCTGCGACGGCGTAAACTCCCAAACAAACTTGAACCCATCCGACAGCTTCATGCTCTCTGTCAGGTTCATGCTGCCCCTCTTCGTGTTAGCCGTAGCATTGACATCATTACTGGCATAAGCCACCGGCAGATTCGTTGACGGAAGATAAAGGTTATCTGCCTGCTCCGTAATAGAACTCGGAAAAAGCAGGATGCCGCCGATCATGTTCGGGCAGATCGGAAGTAATTCCTGATTCCACGTTAAGGAATCATCATACTGTCCACCAGCCTTATACATGACACCCATCGGATTTACTCCCAGAATGTCATTGACGGCATTGGTGACCATGTTGGTCTCCGATACCGTCTCAATCGTTCCTGTATTTTGGTCTTCCAGCTCAATAACCAGATTTCCTGTATATCTCTTCATAAAAGCCTCCTAACTATTGCTTCCCGGCACATCCACCGGCATAGCGAATCCGCCCACGCTTGTTCTTCCTGACTTCACATCCGAATAGAACCGCTTCACAGTCTCCTTGATTTCCCAGACATCACTCTCGGTAAATGCCTTCACCTGCAGCCTGTCAGTCTGAGAACCATTGCCGATTCGGAACAGATCCACATACTCTTCAATATCAATCCTGCCATCCCATGCAGCGGAAGCGCCCATGCTCTGACCGGAAATGGAAGCAATACACATCCCAGTATCCACCGCAGCCGTGCCTCCTTCACAACGCATATAGACATTGAAGATATTCGTGTAGTTCGGCACCACGTTCTCGATTGGATAGTACAGAAGGATCGTATGCCTTCCAGAGTGCCAGTTCTCCTGCGGATAATGCACCGGGATCATCTGGTTATTGAACTCAAAGGAAAAGATCACATCCGCATGGCCATCCTCCTGCCAGCTCATCGGAAGAGATACTGTTATCATCTGCTCTTCCGTGTTGCCGATCACCACCGGCTCTTCCTCAGGATCATCCGGATCCACCGGCAGATCATCAACCGGGACAGACGGGATTACCACATCCCCGGATGCCGTCACCGACCTTGTCACCGGCTGAGCCGTCACATCCACGATCACCTGCCCGAAAAACTGAGCATGGTTTGCTTCCGTCGTGGCAAACTCTATGGAAATAATCTTCGTATCAACATCTCTGACCGTAAATGCCGAAGCGTTAGTGAATGTATGGATCCCGATCTTTCCTGCCTCGATCTGAGCCAGAAGTCCTGAAATGTTCTTATCATTCTTGCTCTTCGCCTGTGACAGCTTCGGATTCTTTCCCACACACTTGATGCTCTGTCTGCCGCCAATCTTGATACTGTTGGAAGTAATGCAGGCATATTTTGTGGCATCTGCCTGTCCGCCGGTAAAGGAAAGAATATCTCCAACATCTAAAGCCGGATTACCAATAGTATCCGAATCAAACGGAACATAATTCACGACAGCCAGATCATTCAGGATATTCGTACAGAGCTGCCGCCTGGTCTCTTCAAGACCGAACTGCAAAAGTGGATTCACTCCCAAATTCATGGTCAGTCCGTCATCCGGATCCAGCGCATAATACTCTGCAATCTGCGTTCTCAGGTTCGTTGAAGAAACCGCTGTATATCTCGTGATGAAGTCCGAAAAGCTGGAAGTGAACCTGTGCGTCCGTTCCACCACAAGCACCGGTGTATTCCCATACTTCCGAAGCTCCAGCTCCCCGGATCTGTTGATCACGAAAAAACCGCCAAGCACTTGTCCCACATAGAACAGCACATCGCGGTAAGTCTCAATGTCATTATCAGAATAAATGGACAGGTTCTCCGTTCCGTTCGGCATTGCCTCAATGGTTGCCCTGTCCTGAGCCAGTGTTACCTCACAGGCCGTGCTGCAGAGCACCATGAAATCATAAGCGTTACCGATGGATTCCAAAGAAGTGAATGCCTTCTCGAACCGCACCATGTAATCATAAGCTTTGATTTCCAGGCACTTCGCTTTCCGGTTTGCCTCTGATACCTCGAAGATCCCCATCGGGATCGTTTCATAGGAACCGCCAGCCACCTGCAGATGATAGAACAGTTCCACCTTTGCATCTTCCAGCGTGTACCTGTTGATCTCGGAGAAAAGCGAAATCCCCATCTCCGCAGCATACACTGTTCCCAACTCAATCTCCGTGGATCCGCAGCACTGGGAAGTGATATACCCGCTGCCCTTAACCATATCATCCTGATCAAACTCATAAACTGTTCCGGCAGTCGTTGTAATCCTGCCGGTCCAGTAGTATTTTCTGTTGTTCGCCTTCACCGCTTCAAGGAAGGCATTGCTCACTGGATACATAGCCGCCCTCCTTAAAACTCTTTCAGCGTGAAGGACACCTCCCACAAGCTCCCATAGCTTGTATCACTGACCAGCTTCACCTGATATCCGTCAATGTACATCTGCGTATTCACGATGTTCATGGTCTCCATGTCCAGGTATCCGACCGTGATACTTGCCAGCTTCTTATATGCTGAAAACTTATTCAGCCACTTCTTTGATACCCGGAAGGTCACTCCGATCTGAACCACACCTTCTCTTACAACATCCCTCTGTGTAGTTCCTGCCTCCGTCACGCCGCCGCTGTCTGCCTCCACATCCGATAAACTCACAGAATATGAGGCAGGCATCGGGATATTCTCATTGTTAAAAACAAGATACTGCAAATGAGCCATCTTACCTGCCTCCACTTCTTAGATTCATTCTCTGCTGAGCCGTAACCACGATCTCATCGATCATGTCACCGCCGATATAAACCGGGATCACGATATCCCCTGCAGCACCGCCGCCGGCCAAAGCCGTATTCAGTGCTGTATTGATACCGGAGATCAGATCACCGTTTGATGCAGCTGATCCGGAATAACCGCCCTGAGCCGCCATCACCCTCGGAGTAATGGTCAGATCAGAAGTTACACCATTCATGGCGTTCTCGATCATGCCCCGGCTCTTCTCAATACCTTTCGCCAGCCCACCGATAAAGTCCGGCATCCAGCTCTCATAATCCGTAAGCGGTCCTTCATCCGGGACGGAGAAGTGCAGGAAGCTCCGGATCTTATCCGCAACCGAAGAAACTGCCTCACCAACCTTGCCGATCATGGACTTAATGCCGTTCACGATACCGCCGATGAAATCCGCACCCCACTGGAACGCCTGAGATGCCAGGTTCTTCACGAAATTGATTGCCTTATCAAATCCGCCCTTCACCACACCATAGATATTTCCGCAGATATTCTTGATGCCGTTCAGCATCGCATTGAAGGCATTGGAAACCGCATTCTTGATGGCGTTGGCCGCATTCGATACAGCAGACTTGATATTGTTCCAGGCTGTCGTGACTGCATTTTTGATTGCGTTCACGATAGTCGTGATCGTGTTCTTAATGCCATTCCAGACCGTTGTGACCACAGCTTTGATCGCATTCAGCACCGTAGTGATTGCAGTCTTTATCCCATTCCACGCCGTACTCAGGAAGGTGGAAATCGCATTTACCACTGTAGTGATAACCGACTTGATTCCATTCCAGACTGTCGTGAAGAACGTTTTAATCGCATTCCACACGGTCGTCACGGTATTCTTGATCGTGTTCCAGGCCGTAGTCAGGAACGTGCTGATCGCATTTACTACAGTTGTGAAGATATTCTTGATACCTTCCCACAAACCGGAGAAGAAATCTTTGATAGCATTCCAGACCGTTGTTGCTGTGGTCTTGATTGCTTCCCATGCTGCCTGAAAGAACGCCTTCAGCGCCTCCCACACGGCAATGGCAATCTCTTTGATGCTCTCCCACAGGTCAATCCAGAACTGACGGAACTCTTCGCAGTTATTCCAGAGATAAATGAATGCTGCCACCAGTGCCACAATCGCTGCGATGATCAGTACATACGGATTCGCCGCACATACGGCATTAAAGGCAGCAAATACTCCCTTAGCCGCATTGATCACGCCTGCCAGCTTCGGCACCAGAGTCATAATAGTACCGACAGCAGAGATGACTTTACCGACTATGATCAGTATCGGTCCGATCGCAGCCGCCACCAGGGCAATGGTGACGATTACCTTTCTGGTACCTTCATCCATCGAATTGAGCCAGTCTACGAACTTCTGAATCCAACCCACAATCGTCCGGATCGCAGGCATCAGCAGCTCACCAAATGAAATCGCCAGCTCTTCCAGCTGAGACTTCAGGATCTGCAGCTGACCGGCAAGGTTATCATTCATGGTCTCAGCCATACTTGCCGCTGAGCCATCGCAGTTATCAATAGCACTGGAAAGCTTGTTGATATCCGCCTCCCCGGCGTTCATCAATGCCAGAAACCCGGACATCGCATTCTTGCCAACCAACGATTCAGCCGCTGCCGCCTTCTCAGATTCTGATAAGCCTGAGAAAGCCGTGCGACAGTCCGCAAGAATATCCGACAGATCCCTCATGGAGCCGTCAGCGTTTGTCGTTGCAACCGTAACCTCTCCGATGGAAGAACCACAGATCTTCACCTCTCCGGACAGGTTATTCATGATGGTTCTCAAAGCTGTACCAGCCTGAGATCCCTTGATGCCGGCATTGGCCATTAAGCCGATCGCTTCTGCTGTATCCTCAGCAGAGAATCCCAAAGCGCCGGCGATCGGAGCGCAATACTTGAAGGTCTCACCCATCATAGAGACATTCGTATTGGCATTGCTCGATGCCGCTGCAAGGATATCCGCGAAATGCCCGGAGTCCTTCGCTGTAAGTCCAAACGCTGTCAGCGCATCTGTCACGATATCAGAAGTGGTAGCCAGATCTTCACCGGAAGCCGCAGCCAGGTTCATGACACCTTCGATACCGGAAAGCATATCTTCCGTCTTCCAGCCCGCCATCGCCATGTAGTTCATGGCTTCCGCTGCTTCGGATGCGGAGAACTTTGTCTTCTCACCCATCTCACGGGCTTTATCCCGGAGCGCTTCCAGATCAGAACCTGTCGCACCGGATACCGCCGCCACCTTGCTCATGGCGGAATCAAAATCAGCGGCAGTCTTCACCGCCGCCGTACCTAATCCCACAACGCCCAGAGTCACAGGCATGAACTTCTTTCCGACATTGGTAACATTGTCACCAACCGTCTTAAGCTTCTCACCCTTTGCGGCAATTTCCTGAAGAGCTGTC